GTCTATCTGTATCGTAAGCATATTTGTAAATACCTCTCCAGAAACCTAACAACTTAATTTCAGATGGAGAAATCATACTGGAGTAGTTCCAAGTAAGACTGTTATCATCTTGATGATATAAATTTTCCGTATAATCTTGATTTCCTACAAACACTAACCAATTATTGAAATCTTCCAGTAAGGTTTTGTTAATTGAATCAAAATTGAATTTATTATTTCTATAACCTCTCGGCAAAATAGACGTTGGATCAAAAACATCTCTATCATAGGTAGTTTTAATATTATTGTAAATTCTTTTTTCCATTTCAATAATAATATCGTCCCTAAAATCATTGAAGGCAACAATTAAACTGCCATCGTGTCCTTGAATTACATTGATCGGTTCTATTGCTGTGGTATCTAGATATTTTTTTGGAGTGTATTTTGGATACAATCCTAATTTAGTAGGAGTTGCTGGTATATGATTTCCATTAGTGGTTTCATATTCATTCACTGTGATAATATCATCTAAAGATAACGTTTTTAAAACGTTCACAAACTGGTTGGCAAAAACATAGTCTTTACCATGTAATAATTGTTCACCGTTGTGATAGACGTAAACTGCTCTATTAGACAATTCATTCAAGTCGAAATTTTTAGACAGTGCATAAAATTGACTGTTAAGATCTAAAACTGTGTGTTCCGTGCTTATGAAAGCACCCATTCCCATCATGTCAGTTTGAAAAAATGGAGATGAACTGTTATTGTCTTTGTTAATTTTTTCAAGTATTGCATCTACCATCTTAGAAGGAGATGAATCAAGACCTAAATCATCCAAAGAACTAATAAATTGTTTTTTAAATTTAAAATAATTTGTTTGGCTGTATTCTATTGCACTTAAAATATTTGTATCACCTTTACAAATTAAATATGAGGCTAAACTTATAGGTCCACTGTGCTGTAAAAATTTTCTGCCGTATTTAGACGCATCTGCAAAGTCTCGCAAATTACTCACACCAGGAGTTGTACCTACTATTCCAGGCAATTCATTAGTGATTGTTTTAACGTGATCAATAACCTGTCCAACTGTGAAAGTTGTGATTTTTTCATTCAATGGATTAGATTGTAAATTTGTAGGAAACTCATAGTATCCATTAGAATTTTTTAAACTTGAACTTTTTGTTTTTAGAACTACAACGTCATCAACGTTAATGTTTTTGTTGAATCTTATATAGGCTACAGAATTAATTCTATTAATAAAATAATCTACTGGTTCACTCTTTTTACTATTATTAACAAAAACTGTCACTGATAAATCATTCAAATCACCACTTTGATCATAAACATCTATCGGAAAATCATTCAATTGATTGCTTGTACCTACAAATTGTCTACATACCAATTGATAACTTTCTGTATTTGCTTTGGTCCATCCATTAACACTAGTACTGCTAGTTCTATCTTTGTGTTTTTTTAAAAATGAATTTTCTGAGTTCAATGTTCCGCTAATAGTAGAAGACTGATAGATATAACTTTCATTCACTAAATCGTAATTAAAAACAATATCTCCAATGTTTTCAACATTCAAATATTTTAAAGGAAAACCTAATTCAGGATCATTTGTACCTGATCCGATTCCATATGAAAATATTTTATTTCCTCTGAAAGAACTATTAGGATATTTGATACTATCATTAAAACTGATTCCTTCGTTATCAAACAAATCAAACAATGGTGATTGATTAACAGAAGATTTTTCTTGTGCCAGTTTCCAACTATTACCATTAAAATAAAATATTTTACCTTGATATTTTACACCATTAGTTACAAGAACTGTTTCATCCTGAAGACTGACTCCATTGTCTACATCTATAAGAGAAATTTGTCTAGTTGTTTTTGTTCCATCATTAAAATCTATAAATTTAACTTCAAAGATTTTATTGTTTACTGTGGGATCAGTATCGGCAGTGAATAATACTTTCATACCGTTTGTTAATTCTATTCCATCCACAAAATAACCTGTTGATCCTTCTACAAGGCTCATTACATCTTTAGTGAATGTGTCAATTAGATCAACATTGCCTTTAGACGCTGATCCATATTGGAACAACTTTAATCCTGCTTCAAATTCTATTATAGGTCTTTTTGCTCTTGATGATTGATCAACGTCAGGAACCTGACCATTTGCAACAGCACTGGCCTCTATGACTGAACGATGTATCCAACGATTGTGTCGTGTCCAAGGATTTCTATCTGGAGATGATCTATTAATCACCACATAATCTTTGTAGAGTGCATATGAGGTTGCTGTACCAAATCCAACAGTGTCAAACTTTTGCGAATCGAAAGGCACAGCAACTGATTCTGTGAACGCACTAACCACTTCTAAATCTTGTGCATTGATTAGTTTGATTGCTTCGCCGACTCCTTCTACATAATACTCACCTTCTGCATAATTGACAGGAGTAACAACTCCTCGGAAATTGACCTTCATACCATTAGAAAGTGGTGTGCCTGTTGATGTGGTGTAATTTTTTTTGCCCAATACTTCTTTGGTTACATCTATTACAGAATTTTCATCAATTTCAAGTATTGTGATCAGTCCCCAAGAATTGATATCATTTGAAGCACCATAGTATAACTTGGATGGAGCATCGTCTTTAACCTGAAAAGTTATTGTGCCTTTTTCAATATCTTGAACATCAATACCATCTACAAAATTATAACTAGAATCAAGTATTCTTTCAGTTCTAATAACAAAAGGTAATCCTTCTGCGTCAATATCAAATTTGTATGTTTGACCTTTGTATAATTTTAAAGTTGGATTAACTGTTAGCCCATCTGGAGTGAAAAGGTAAGCATAATTGTCACCTTGATCACTTTTAGTAACTGTGTATGTGCTTGTAACGTTTCTTTGTTGCCCATTGATAGTTACTGTAGATGCTCCGTATGGCATCCAAAAATATTCTCTATAATTTACAAACTTGTCCCAGTCTATTTTAGGAGACCAAGCATAATATTCTTGAGCATTTAGTAGACTGTGATCATCTGTGTGACCATTAAAGTTTTTAATTTGATTTACATAATCAATATAATCAGCATAAAAATTTACATTGCCTAAATCATCTTTTTGTATAACACTTGGTTCAAATTTATAGTTTGCTCTGTCTTCATTTACTTCAGGAATATATAAGTCACTAGGTTCATAAGATTCAGTAATCTTTCTGCCATAGTATGCATTAATTTTTTCTAAAGTTCCTTGAGAAATTAATTGGTCAACTGTGCTGTGTAAAAATTTCTGATTTACTGGTGTTCTAAAATATTTAGGTAGAAATTCTGAAGATTTTCTTTTGTTAGAATCAGAACCAGTTGGTAACGGAAATTCTTTTTGATCGTTGTCGAACGCCATTAGTATCCATTGCCTCCACTAGAGCCTCCTGACGACAGTGACCCGCTTAAAGAAGATGCAGTTAAATTAGAACTGGTTGTAACTGTACCTGTTGCTTTTATTTGTGCGGCTGTGACTGCATCAATAATTTCTATATCTGTAACTTTGGCTCCACTAATGAATATTTCATCATTTTCAGATTTAATTTCATAAAGACTTCCAAATGATTGATATCCTTGTTTTGGAACAATTATGAACGTGGAAACATATGGAGTTACTTCGTTCATTACATATGTGCTGAGTTCTGAAAAATAAAATGTATCTCCAAAATCCCAATTCTCCAATGCAAAAAAACTATTAATTGCTGAGACCACTCTGCTTTTTACATCACTATCATTGGTTACTTCATCAGGGTTTTTGACAATTTTAAAAACTGCTTGAAGATCAGTATCTGCTTGTGAACCAAATAATATTTTGTATTTTACTGGATGATAAACAATTGTGTCACTGATAGATTTAATATTGGCCAATGCACCATTAAAGTTTGTGTACAATGAATCACTGCTAGGTAAAAGAGGTTGAGTAGCAACTGCTCCTTGTAACCATAATCTATAATCTGTGTCGTACGAACGTGTTAAAACATACATATCTATTATGTTTGATGAACTAGGATCCAGTCTTGTATTTCCATCCACCGTGTGTACATACTGAAATTTAATTTTATCTCTACCTACAAGTGCCAAATAGTTTGTAACAGTGCTAGTGGTATTTGTCACTGTGTTAATTTTTTTAAATGAATCACTGTCAACTATATAAACAATAGAATTATTTGGATAGTCTCCAATAGTTCCTACAGAACTTTGTCTCACATAGATGCCTTCTTCTTGTGCATCCACATATTGATATCGTTGATTGCCACCGTTAGTGGTGTATAATTTTTGAAATATAAATTTTGAATTGGCATTTATTCCTGGAGCAACCACCACATCAAAAGCATCTGGGTTATCCACTATTCCATCTTGATCTGAATCATATTGCGTAAGTTCAACTTTAGAACTGTTAACATACCCTTCTATGGTTCTAAATTCTGTTGATATACTGAAGTCTGTATCATTATTAAAAGGCACAACACTGTCAGGTTTAGTGTTAATTGACAACACAGCAATTTTGTCTTGCAAAGTTACTCCTGTTTGAGCATTGAAGTTTCTATCTGCACTATCATAGTAAAAACGCACTTCTTTTTTACTTTCAAAAACATATCTCAAGCCTCTGTGTGTGATTGTGTATGTGGCACCATCAGTTATACATTTTATAATCCAACTGGCATCTAGTTGTTGATTTGATGCATCTCCTGATTTTCCTGTGCTGAATACTCCATAAACATTTAAATTGTTTTCGTCAATTACTTGCCATTTTCTAGTCTCCACATCATAACGCAATCCAAAATTATTATAAGCAAAAGTTTGATCTATGATTTGAGTTTTCACATCATTGTCTAATTGTTTGGCAAACTTTGGTAACACCTGGGTAGCAATCGCGCCTGATGGTATTACATCATTAAATTTAATAGCACCTTCACCAGTACTGGTATTGTTTACTCCATCATTTAAGACGCTGATTACAGATGTCCAAATAAAAGTTTTAGACCCTAAATGGTTAGGTTCACCTGACATCAATGTATTATCTTGCATGAAATGTTGACCCGATGGTGCTTCAAATTTAACCATTGCACCTGGCTCAATATATTTCAATTGGCTGGCAGTGTATGTACCTACTTGATAATCAATTATAGTTGATGCATCAAAAAATTTACCAGTAGATTGGTTGGTGCCTGATGTTACTTGTGACCAAACAGGATTTAAATCGTTTAATAAAATTTTTGAAAATTTTTCAATGTAAAAATTTCTTGTTTTATATTGACTCAAAATAGGTTCTAATTGATTAATTATAACTCCTTCTATATCTGTTTGAGTATCAAACGTGAATGAATCTAAATTTTCAATTTCTTCTTTGTATATTACTCCGTCTGCACCAAAAATATTTGTGTTGCTGTATTTTCCTGTGGCATCTATTAAATCATAATATCTTGATATTCCACTAGAAGTTCTGTTGATTGCTTTGACCTTGATAATTTCTTGATTGGTTCCTAATGGAGCAACATTGTAGTCTTCACCTGTAATCATTCTATTTTGTGTATAGTAAGTGCTAGGTGCGTTCAATCTTATATTTGCATTTGTTTCTGAAGTTGTGGCATTGTCCACAGTGTACTGTAAACCTAAAGTCAAAGTCAAAACTTCCACTTGATTGGTGGCAGACACATATTGAATATCAACCTGAACATTTTGCATATCTGCTGGTACAATTCTAATGTTTTGATTTTTACTTCTTCTGTAATAAACTTTAAATTGTCCTTGAGGTAAATCTCCAAATACTCCATCTGAAAATTTTAAACTTATAGAATCATCCTGATTAGTTAGAACTGTGTAAATTTTTCTAATATTTTTTTCAGTTGAATTGTATATTACATTATTACCAATAACTGATTCTACTTTGGTCCAAAGTTGTTGTTCTAATCCAGTGTCAGGATCTAACTGATATAACCAAACATCTGAGTTGTTTATGTTTGAAGCATCAATTGAAACTGCTTGATTACTTGAAGGAACTGTGATTGAAAACTCACCTTGATCTAATACTCCTTGTCTAAAGTGTGCAAAGAATCCTGTGTTGTTGCTCGCGTTGCCTCTACCGTCATCTCTGTGTAACAAACTGAACTGTCTAGCAGTGAGGGGTGCCTCTTCCACAATTGATCCGTTTTCAAAAGAAGTACTTAAAACTTCAAAAGATAAAGTTTGTCCATTTACATTTTTAGTAAAAGTGTAAACAGGAACTTCTGTGTTGCTTGAATTTACTCTGTATTGTTCTGTCGGTATTGCATCTATCACATCACTTCTTACAGCATTACCAAACTTTTCGTTTTCTGAAAGACTGGCATTTAATATTTTTATAAATTGTTCATTCCAATTCGGATTGCTGGAATCATTCCATCTTACTGTTTGACTAGAAAGATTAACATTATTACTGTCTACCACATTTTCTGTTGTGGAAATTCCAACAACTTTTAATAATCCATTAGCACATTGATTTCTTGTTGGGTTATAACTGATCAATCTTGCCAGTCTCAACAGAGATTCTCTTCTATCTGCTGTCTCTAAAAAATTTTCTCTTGAGTTTAAATCTATTCTGAAGGCTAAATTTTGTCCTAAGAAAGCCACTAGGTCAATCAGTGCTAGATATTCTGATGATTCAATATAATCATTAAAGTCTTCTGGATAGTTTTGTCTTATGTACTGTATCATCGTTCTACGGATAGTATCAAAATCATAACTTTTGAACTCCGCATTACGATAAGATTGATAGACTCTTTTCCAGTCTTCTGCTAGTAGTAATCTATTTTGTCTATCTGTAGATGCCATGTGTTTCCTTAATATCTATATTTATTGTTTTGTATTATCTGAGCAGTTAATTCAGTAACCCATTATCTTGGTCAAACTTGAGTTGCATCCTTTCTGATATGTTATACTTTACATACGTTAATTCAACTTCTATCTGAATACCTGCTTCATAAGGAGTTATAATCACTGTATCTGCTGAAATTCTTGGATCGTTGTTAATAATGTTTAACACATCGGCTTTAATTGCTTCTTCTAGATCAGGCGTCATAGGATCGTGTATCACGTCCCATAATATGGTGCCAAATTCAGGATTTTCTAACTTTTCACCCTGACTGATGTGGAAATGGTTTAACAGGTCCTGTTTGATCAAACCAATGTCATTGAGAGCAAAATTTGTATTGTCTGGATTTACTGTGCTGATGCCTCTGTAGATCCTTTGACTAGGTGGCTGTTTGGCACTGATGTTCGGTCCTATTGTGATTTCTTTATATAATTTATTTTTTGCCATAACAATATTTAACCTGCAAAAACTTTAGCACTACCAGTGGCGGTATGCCCACAATTTGCGGCATCTCCTTGTCTACATATTAATATTCCATTTGCTTTAACTTTTTGACTTGTTTCGTCCATTACTGCGTTACAGTGCGGAGGAACAGGACATGGTGCGTGAGGTTCAACTGACGCTCCTTTAACTACTATTGGCACACCTTCCACAATCACTTTGGGTGCTAGGTTACCAACTATTGTGCCTGCGGCTGTGTCTATTCCTACTCTACTGATTCCTGGCATTATGTCCTCGCATTCTTGAACGTGTCTGGTATATTGATTGGTTCTGCAACCACAATATTATCAGATACACTTCTGTCTGTTTTTGCTAACACCACTGCCATTGGATCATAGTTTTCATGATGACTCCAAGGTTCATGTTGTGGCACACGTTTCATGATGCTTGGTGATTGCTCGCCTGGAAGGCTCCAAGCCGCCAAAGGCGCCACCGGCGTAGCCACTGCTATTCCGCTAGAAAGATTTATGAGTCCTCCCACATCTAAATTGATGTTGCCACCAGCATAATGATTGGTTGTGCCGCCCACTGTGATTGTTTGTGCGCCGCCCACTTCCACAGTTTGTGCTCCAGTGGTCAACAAATTGTGTGTTGTGGATTCTTGATTAATGGTGTTGGCTTTTAAATTGATGTTTCTATCTGCTTGTAAGTTAAAGTCTCTGTCTGCTTTAAAATTGAAATCACCTTTGCTGTGTACACTCACAGAGTCTTCTGCATAAAAATCAATCTTGCCGTTGGCAGTCATTTCAATCCATGCTGTACCATTGGCGTTGGCAATGTACACAAGATCTTCTGAATTGTGCAACAGTATTTGATGTCCTGTACGAGTACGTATTCTAAATAATTCATTGTGTGGAATATTCTTTTCGCCTTCGGTGATTGTTTCTGTTGTTTCAACATTCACATAATCAAAAGGTCCTGTTTTTGCAGATGTTTTTCTAATAAATTTATCATCACCGTCATCCATCACAAATGATGTTCCGCCCAATCTTGCTGTGGCGACTTCTTTATTTTGTGTGAATACTTTGTCTATTGGTCCTGGTGTATTAATTCCAAACACACTGGAAGGCACTTCACGTCTAGCACTTGATGTGGTTAAACCTCTGGTTTCATCTGCTATTAAGCCTTGTGTTTCTAACACTGCTTTGAATAATCTATTGATAGGCTTTTTGATCTGTAATGGTTTGTCCACTGGCTTGTCGGAAAATTTTAATTTGTTGTGATCTCCCACAGGCATTTTTTTGCCTCTGATATCTGCATCAGCAGGATCTTCTTGATGTGCAGAATCTGTTGTGTCAGTGTTGGTCATGGCAGGTGTAGAACCTGGAATCATCACATTCATCAGTTCCTGTGGAATACATCCTACCCAATAGGCTCTGTTGATATTGCCTTCAATAAATTGTATCAGTACTCTGTTGCCCACATCGGGTGGCACAAACCACATACCGTAACTCTGTTGGCTGTCTCTATGATCTTTGTTTTTTGTTAAGCCGCCCACATAGGTTGTGCCATAGAATGGACTGAGATATTTGGCTGTGATAAATTGTCCTGTGGTTTCTGAATTGCCTGATGACAGTGTTTTGAGTAATTCAACTTCAATTGCTCCGCTGTATTTGGGATCCAACACATTCCTCACAATGGCTTCAAAAGGTCCTTTATCTTTCTTTGGATCTACTGCAAATGATTTTCTTTTTGACGGTGTTGCCATTAGTTTGATCCTTCAGTTTCAGTGATAGTTTTTTTATTTTCATTGGATCCTTCTTTAGCATCCACTGACATATTGCCACTTCGTATCACTGTGAGTGTTTGTTCAAATTTTCCTTGTCTGAATGAATTCACAATTTTTTGTACTCTATACAAACCACTGAATTCTCCTAAACGCACAGATTCGTTCATACCGTTAACATATCCGCCCGTGGTAGGAAATATCATATGATTGCCTCCTGTTTGCACATCAATTGGCGTTTGAAAATTGACTTCTATGTAGCACATTCTGTCCACATAATTAAGTTCACCTCTACCGTTTCCATACACAGATCCTGATGCTGTAAGTGAACCGTCCGCATTGCGAAATCCTCTCCTATCCACATATGTTCTCACAGGTTCATCAGTGTTCATCATACCACTGCTGGGTAAAAAATATGGATCACCTATAATTGTCATGTCTAAATTTAATAAATCCACATTTGAATTAATAATTCTTTTGTTCATGGATCTAGCAATTTTTAATTCAATTGATTCATTTTCTGATCCTTCTTCTCCGGCAATTATATCATCTTCTGGTCTGTTTGTTAGACTGCCTGCCCCTCCTTTTAATTCATTTGGTCTGGGCTCTATTTCATAATTCTTTTCTATCTCTACTGTGGCATTGTTTTCAGCAGTTTTTCCTTTACCTGCCGCAGAAGTATTTGAACTTTTATCCATTTTAGGCACAACAGAATTATAAAAAGCAAAATTATAATCCAGTCTAAAATCTAGTATGTCTTCATTCAACCCTGTGTATAGATAATTGTAACCTTTGATGATATTATTTCTAATCTGTGTGGTTCCTTCTGAATAAGTGCCTGGATCAATAAACAGTTCATCTGGTACAATATATGGTACAACACTGTAAACAGCCACTTTGGGATTTTGTTTTATTAAGGACTGTATGTATGAATCTTTTAATTCAAAGCACTTTGTTACAATTCTAAACCAAGGATGACCACCTTTGGGCTTATTTTTAATTTCATCTGGGTTTTTAGTTAAATTTAAACTGTATTCTGACAACAAGATCACTGTTTCTATTATGTCTGTGATATAAGACCCTTTGGCAAAACTTAAAGTCATTTTTTTCAAATCAAGAGTAATTTTGTCTCTAGTGAAAGTTTTTTTCCTTTTGTCATATTTTTCTTCAAATTCTGGAAACGTTTTTCCTATAATAGCCATATTACCAGGAGCAATAGCCATTTTGGCTTCTCCAATTTCGTTTCCTAAAAACGTTGTTCCTGAATCAGCATCTTCTTCTGCTGTTTGAAAAACTCTTATTCCTTTACCACCTGTGCCGTTGAATTCATTAGTAACTATAACGTCGTTACCTAAAAGTGTTTCTACTGCGGTGTCTCTTTTCTCTGTTTCAAATTTCGAGCTGTACTCTGCGTTGTCGGCAAGGACCACTGCTCTATCTTCTGTAATCACTTTACGTTGTTGTTCAGTGATTGTTCTAGAAAGATTGTTTGGAAAATACACAATATAATCATCAGTAGGCACTGTGGTTACTTTTGTTTTTTTCTTGGCTTTTTTATCGGTCTCTCCTTTAAAGTTTAATTGTCCCATTAAACTTTGATCACCTTGTTGTAACATTTCATAAACAGTTTTACCAGATAGTGTAATATCGTGTTTAATTGCGTTGTTAACTGTTAAAAGACCATACTCGGTTACTGGTACTGCAGAACATTCATATATCGCTCCTGATATATCTGCTCGAAGTTGTGCTGACTTAAAATAAAAAGGTATAACTTTTCTTAATTCTTCATTATTGAAACTTTTTCCTTCAGCATCTACACCTACAAAGTCCACAATTAGACCATATGGTGCTTTAAGATAATTCACATCTGCATCGCCAGATGCTTTTACGGCTTGTATATTAAGTGTTTGGAAAAATAATCCTA